AAATGAACCTGCATTATACGATAACGCTACATTTACTGCTTTAACAAGCGCACCTACAGACGTTATAGGGGCTACTTTTGTAGCAGAGGCTAAAGGTCATCTATTCTTTGCTAAAGGTGACACAGTAACTTACACAGCGTTTGAAACAGACTCTGACTTTTCAATAGGTAATGGGGCAGGTAATTTTAGAGTAGGTGGAACTGTTACGGCTTTAGCTGTATTTAGAGAACAGTTAATTATTTTTACTGAATCTACTATACATCAACTCACAGGCAGAGCAGTTTCAGACTTTGTTGTACAAACAATAACTGCAGATATTGGATGTATTGATTCTGATACAGTGCAAGAGATTGCTGGTGACGTTATGTTTCTTGGCCCAGATGGGCTTAGACTATTAAGTGCTACAGATAGAATCGGGGACTTTGGACTAGCCTCTGTCTCTAAGAATATACAAAGTGTAATGACAGGATTTATTTCCGCAAACACATCTTTTACAAGTTGCGTAGTCCGGGAAAAATCACAGTATAGATTACTAGGTTATAATAATAATATTACACAAGAAAATGCTCAAGGTATATTGGCAACACAGTTTGCGCCGCAAGGCGGTGAAGGAATGGCTTGGGCAGAAACACGTGGTATACGTGCTTACGTAGCAGACAGTAATTATAACCAAAATGTAGAACAGATTTTCTTTGCCAACGATGATGGCTATTTGTATCAAATGGAAAGCGGTAACTCCTTTGATGGTACAAATATACAAACTACATTTGCTACACCACACTTACCGATTAGTGACCCACGTAAGCGCAAGACATTTTATAAATTGTTTTTGTATACTGATCCGCAAGGTAGTGTCGCATTTGACGTAAGTTTAAAACTAGACTTTGACAGTCAGGGAACTATTCAACCCGCACCAATAAATATTCAGAATACGCAGGGTACTGTAGGATTTTTTGGAACAGGTACTTTTGGTATAACCCGATTTGGTACTAAGCTGTTAAAGTTATTTCAAACACAAGTTGTTGGTTCAGGATTTACAGTATCATTTCAATTTGAATCGGAAGACGACAATCCCCCCTACTCAATTGATGCACTAACAGTTGAATATGGATTAAACGATAGAAGGTAGAAACTATGGGACAAGGCTACACTAGAACCGATACTATTAATAACATAGCGGATGGTAACATTATCAACGCCGCAGACTTTGATGCTGAATATGATGCTATCGAATCTGCTTTTAATAGTAGTACAGGACACTCGCACGATGGTACATCTGGTGAAGGTGGGCCAGTTACTGTGCTTGGACCAGCACAAGATTTTGTAGCTAGTACTACTGAGATTAAACCAAAAAGTAATAACACGTTAGATGTTGGTACAACAGGACTAAAGTTTAAAGACCTATATCTAGCTGGTACAGCTAATCTTGTAAACGTAACTACCACTGGCGATTTAACACTTACAGGTGCAGCTAACAATATTGTGTTTGATGCCAGTGACAATGCACTAGAGTTTGCTGACAATGCTAAAGCTGCTTTTGGTGATGCAACCACGCCAGATTTACAAATCTATCACGATGGCACAGACAACTATATTGAATCTAATGCAGGTGAACTGTATATACAGGGTGATGGCATTACACTTCGTAGTGACACCGACACCGAAACTTATGCTACAATGGATAAAGATGGTGCTGTAGCTTTATACTACGACAACAGTAAAAAGTTTGAGACAACGGATACAGGCATTGCCGTTACTGGTAGTATTGCTTTGGATGGTATACATCTTGATGACAACGAAAAAGCCACATTTGGTGATGGCGATAACCCTGACTTAGAAATATATCACGATGGCACAGACAGTATTATTGAAAACAATACTGGTGAGTTGTTTATTCAAGGCAACAACATAACTCTTCGTAGTGACACAGATACTGAAACCTTTATTGCCATGGACAAAGATGGTGCAGTAGAACTGTACCACGATAATGCAAAGAAATTTGACACAGATGCAGATGGTGTAAATGTAACTGGTCAAATTGATGTTAGTACAAACGTAAACTTAACATCGGATGGTGGGATAATTAAGTTAGGTGCAGATGAAGAAGTAACACTTACACATGAACATAATGTGGGTGTGCAAGCTAAAGCAGCATCTGGTTTTGAACTAAATTTACAAACAGGCGATACATCTGTTGAAAGTGGTAACGTCTTAGGTAAGATTACTTTTAATGCGCCGGATGAAGCTGGTGGCACAGATGCTATCCTTGATGGTGCAGCTATTGAAGCTGTAGCGGAAGATACTTTTGCATCTGATAATAATACAACAGCACTTGTATTTAAAACAAACACATCAGGTGCAGCAACAGAACGTATGCGTATCAAAGGTGATGGCACAATCATTATGGATACGCAAGTTGACATTGATAATATTACTATTGATGGTAACACTATTAGTAGCACAGATACTAATGGTAGTATAGTTGTAGCACCTAATGGTACTGGTGATGTTCAGCTTGATGCTGACACAGTACGTATTGGTGATAATAATGCCAACGCAACAATTACTACAAATGGCACAGGCGACTTAATATTAAATACTAATGCGGGTTCAAGTTCTGGTTCTATAACTATAGAGGATGCAGCCAACGGTAACATTGCACTTACTCCAAACGGTACTGGTGAAGTTGATATTACTAAAGTAGACATTGATGGGGGTGCTATTGATGGTACTATTATTGGTGCTAATAGCGCAGCCGCAGGTACATTCGTTGCTCTTGAAGGAACTACAGTAACAGCAAGTACAAGTTTAACGCTTGCCTCTGGTGCGACCGTTACTGCCATTCTTGATGAAGATGACATGTCAACAAACAGCGACACCGCTATTGCTACCCAGCAGTCTATTAAAGCATTTGTAGAAAATACAATTAGCGGTGGTTCATTCGGTAGTGGTATTACAAGTGGTGGTAACATTACTCTTAACGATGATGGTAACTCAAGCCCTAACGGTTTTGGTCTTGTGTTTAAGGAAGCTTCAGCTACTTATACAACCACATTGAATAAAACAACCCCAACAGCTAATAGAACAATATCTTTGCCTAATGAAACAGGAACAGTATCTACACAGGCATTCGCAAATGGCGCAGCAGTAGCACTAGCTATCGCATTAGGATAACAGAAAAGACTTGACAAACCATATAAATTATGGTATAATTAATGTACATTAGGAGTAAATAATGGCAAACGCTTTTAAGCTAAAAACATTCTCTGCTACATATGGCCCATCAGGAAGTGGTACTACTGCTAATACTGATATGACTATATACACAGGTAAGTCTGGAACAGAGACAACTATTATTGGGATGTCTATTGCTAATATTGCAACAACACAGATAACTGTCGATGTTAAGATAGAAAGCGACACATCTGATACTGAAGTAAATAAAAACGTATTCTTAATAAAGGATGCGCCTATTCCTGTAGGGGGTACTCTTGTGCCAATTGGCGGGGATCAGAAGGTAGTGCTTCTTGATACAGATGTACTAAAAGTACAGTCTGATACTGCAAACAGCGCAGATACAACTTTGAGCATTTTGGAGATTACTTAATGCCTTATCTTGGTAACGTACCAGCCGTAAACTTTAGCACAGCAGCATATCAAGACTTGACTGGTGTAACAGGGAGTCCTGCAAAGCGTGGGTTTACTCTTACTCATGCTGCAGGTAGCGCACAAGACATTGAAGTATTTGTAAATAATGTACGTCAAGAGCCAAGCGTAGCGTATACTGTAGCAGGTACTGCATTAACTATGACAGGTGATGTAGAAACTACAGATGATTTTTACGTGGTCTTTCAGGGAAAAGCCCAGCAAACAGTAACACCCGGTGCTGGTACAATTACAAACGCTATGTTTGCTTCTGGCACAACTCTTGGTGGCGGTAGTTATTTAGGTGATAGCGGCGGTGGACTAGCCGACATTGTGCGTGTACACGAAGCGCAGCTAGACACCGACATTACAGTGGCGGTTAATACAAACGGTTTATGCGCTGGACCTTTAACAATAGCAACAGGAGTTACCGTGACACTAAACGGTAATCTGGTGATAGCATGAGTGAATTAAGAGCAGACACAATCAGTGCCAGTGATGGCACAAGCCCTGTTACGCTGACAAAGCAACATGCGGCGAAATCTTGGGCTAGATATGGTGAGGATTCAGTTATAGCCGACAGTTTTAACGTGGCTTCTACTGTTGACAGTACTAGCGTAACAGGTTCAACCACAGTTAATTTTACTAACAATATGTCAAATGGAGACTATCCAGCGCAGGGAACTTGCAACGGTGTTACTGGAGATAGGTTTACTGTAATATCAGTCCAATCATCATCATCTTATAATAGTTATACTTTTGATGGTAGTACACGAACTGAATTGCCTGTTGGCGCAATGGTAAACGGAGACTTAGCATGAGTGAGATAAAAGTAGACGCCCTCACAGGCAAGACCACCGCTAATGATATCACCGTGACGGTTGGTGCTACCGTTACGCAGTCTCTTGAGAAAGGCTTGTCAAAGTGTTGGGTAAATTTTGATGGCACAGTAGATTCAGACCCTGCAACTTTAGCGGGTGTAGCAGAAAGTCTCAATGTATCTTCACTGTTTGATGTTGATCAAGGCCGATACTACGCAAATCTAGTCAATAATTTTACAAATGCTGATTTTGTTCGCACTGTTTCGTCGAGGGCGCAGAGTTACAATGCGGCTTTAGATTCTAATTACGTTGGCTCTGATAAAGTGTCTATGGCTGTTCGCCAAGATACAGGGGCTTATGTAGACGTAGCTATAAACTGTATAATATGTCAGGGAGACCTAGCGTAATGGCTGGAAAAATTATAGCGGATACCTTTCAAGGCACAGATTCAACTGAAACTGTAAGTGGAGCCAGTGTAACTATACCAACATCTGTTGCTTCTAAATATGTAGTTAATGGCACTTTAAAAGCGTGGGCAGGGTCAATTGATGCTACAGGCACAACAATAAATAATTCTTTGAATGTGTCATCAAAAACAGATGAATCAAGTACTGGGGTATTTACTTATGCCCTTATAAATGCCGCTGCTGAACAAATGGATGCGTCTGCTTTGAGTGCGATTGGCGGTGGTTCGGCTAGATTTATACGGATTGCAAGTAACGATACAACAACAACTAATTTTCAATTAGTTTCGGTTTCTCACAATGGTTCAAGTGAAAATGGCGCACATAACTGGATGTTTGCGGGGGAGTTGGCCTGATGACCCAGACACCAGAGTTCAAAGGCACACACCTGTTTGACCGCCTATGCTGGGCAAAAGAAAACCTAGAGGGTGTACAGTCAGACTATCGTGTAGTCTTTGAGGACAGCGTAGATGAGTGCGCTAAGATACTTGTGCCAGACCCTAACTGGATGGCGTGTGCGCTACAAGGCGGTATTCTACCACCAGTGCATGTATATTGGGAACTAGCTAAAGATGAAGCACAACCAGACTTCAAGAAGCATACTCGTGGCTATCTGCTACATGACACCCAGCCTGTTGATGCTATGACTGAAGAAGAGGCTATTGAGTATTTAATTATGAAAGATTGCCCACAGTCTGTCTGGCAAAGTTGGGATGAGGGTAATCGACCAAAGATGGTAATCTGCCGCAAGGAACAGCTACCACAAACTCGTGAGTGGAGAAACGCTTGGCGTATCTCTGACGATTTAGAACTAGCAGCATAAGGAGTAAATCATGGCTGTAACAACATATATTGTTGACAAGGACGGTAATCGGATTGATGCCTCAACTGCTACCATTCCTGCCAACAGAGACTTTCGGGGTGCTTGGTCGCTTTCTGAAACTGTAATTAGCGAAGACTTAACTAAAGCAAAAGAAATATTTAAAGACAAGGTTCGTGAGGTTCGTGGTCCACTGTTAGCTGCAGAAGACGTAGTGTACATGAAGGCACTAGAAGCTGACGATGCAACTGCAAAAGCAGCATCAGTAACAAAGAAGTCTGCTCTTCGTGATGCACCAGCCGCTTCTGCTATTGCATCTGCATCAACAATCACTGAACTCAAGGCAGCTTGGGATACAGACGTACTTGGCGATAGCCCTTACGCATAATGCGTAGGGGTCATCCCTATTTGGAGAACTAGATGGCACTTAGTAAAATTACAAATAATGGTGTAGCGGCATCTGGCATACCGTCTGGTGGTATTATTCAGATACAAAGAACGCAATTAACTAGCACTTTTACCACTTCTTTAACTGGTGGGGCAAACACTTCTATTGATGAGTTTTTAGTAAACATAACTCCTACATCTACATCAAGCATAATTAAATTAGACGCAAGTTGGTTTGGCGAGTTTGGTATTGACCACGATAATGTTTGGAACAATATGTTTTTCTTTTTCAGAGATAGCACATTTTTAGGTGCGCCAAGTGCTGGAAATAGAATTGCTGGTATAAATATAGCTAATCGTTCATATAATGGCAGTGACGATGAGTCTACCCCAGAATCAACTTACATCACATACTTTGATAGCCCGGCCACTACATCACAAATTACTTACAAGCTAGGTATTGTGGTAAAAACCTCAGATACTTTATACACAAATAGAACTGTCAGTGATACTGATGGAAATAATCATGAAAGAGGCGTGTCATTCATCAGTGCAACAGAGATTGCGGGGTAACTAATGGCATATATAGGTAAATCTCCAACAGGAACTGGCGTAAGGTCACGCTACTACTTCACAGCTAGTGGCGGTGAAACATCACTGTCTGGAGCATCTGACAGTGGGGCAACGCTGCTGTTTACGGATGGTGCTTACGTAGATGTATCACTAAACGGTGTAGCACTCGTAGCTGGTACAGATTATAATACCACAACCGCTAACACTATTGGTGGCTTAACTGCTCTTGCTGCAAGCGACATTGTAGAGATACTTGTCTATGATATATTTACTGTAGCTGATACAGTATCTGCTTCATCTGGCGGTACGTTTAGTGGTGGTCTTACTATATCGGGTACAACCACAGTTAACGAAGTTACATTTAATAAAGCAGTAGCAGGTAATACAGATGTTAGAAGCGTTACTGGTGCTACGACACTTGACTTTGACACCTATCAAAACTTTGTGCTTACTTTAACTGGTGCTATCACGTTATCTAATATCTCTACTGAAACTGTAGGTCAGTCTGGTTTCATTGCTGTAACACAAACAGGTGGGTATGGAATTTCTATAGAAACCGATTTTGAAACAGCAGGTGCTGCAGGTATTACGTTGTCGGCTAGTGGTACAGACCTTATACCATATTTAATTATTGCTACTGATCGTATTTTACTTGGCGCACCACAGCTTGCGTTTGCATAAGGATTAAATAATGTCAGGGCCACTAGGTTCACAACAATGGATGTACGCTTCTGGGGAAGCCGTTCAGCAATCCCTCAAGTTCAACGATGACGAAGGCCAGTATCTAAGCTGGACACCGGCTGCTTCTGGCAACCGCACGACTTGGACTTGGAGTGGCTGGGTTAAGCTTGGAAAAATTACTGGGTCAGGTTATTCTGTATTATTTGGTGCAAGTGCAAGCCTTACTAATAATGACCAACTCCTATTGAGAATGACAAGCGATGAAGGTCAGTTGTTTTGGAGACAAGAGAAAAGCGGCGTTGCCGTATCAAAACAAAATTCTACGGCATTATTTCGTGACCCGTCGGCTTGGTATCATATCGTTTTGGCTTACGACAGTACAAACGCAACAGAGGTTGACAGAGTAAAAATCTATGCTAATGGTGTTCAGCTTGAGTTAGATAATGACAACCCAACTGAAGCAGATAGGCAGAGTCAAATTAATCATACTGTTGAGCAACATATAGGTTACGCTCCTCAAGTGTCAGACTACTTTGACGGCTATATGTCCGACATACATTTTATTGACGGTCAAGCCCTAGCCCCTACAAGCTTTGGTGAGACTGTTGACGGATACTGGAAAGCTAAAGACTACGATGGCACATACGGTACAAACGGATACCACCTGACATTTCAAGACGATGTTGTGTCTGAGGGATTCAATACTGTTACCTATCGTGGTACAGGGGCTACGCAAAGCATTAGCGGGTTAGGCTTTCAAAACGACTTTCTCTGGATAAAGTCACGTTCCGATTCCGCTGGTACACATCGTTTGATTGATTCTGTTCGGGGTGGTAGTCTTGCGTTGCAGTCAGACGGCACAGGTACAGAACTAGATAACAGCGCACAAGTTACATCACCAAGAGATGCGGATGGATTTACTGTTGCCGGAAACACATCTGCATTTAATCAAAGCGGCGACACATATGTAGCTTGGGCTTGGGATGCTGGCAGCGGTTCAGCCGCAAGCAATACTGATGGGTCAGTTGACAGCACAGTCAAGGCAAATCCTGACTATGGTTTTAGCATAGTAAAGTGGGTTGGTGATGGCACAAGTCAAGGTGCTACAGTTGGTCATTCTCTTGGCGTTACACCTAGTATGATTTTTGTTAAAAGCACTGATTCAACTGCGAGTTGGAATGTTTGGCATAAAGACTTAACTAATGCAACAACTAGTAGGGTTCTTCTAAATGACGATTCTGATGAATTTGACTCTGTTTATGTTTGGGGTTCTACCGCACCAGATAACTCAGCATTTGGTGTGGGAACAGTTGCAGGTTCAACTTGGACAAACAGGTCAGGTAGAAACTACATAGCCTACTGTTTCGCAGAGGTGGCTGGTTACTCATCCATCGGAAGCTACACTACTGATGGCAGCACAACTACTGTAACAACAGGGTTTAAGCCAGCTTTTGTAATATTCAAAAGAACTAATGCTGACGGTGACTGGTATATCCTTGATAATACAAGATTCACTTCAGATGATAATAACAATGTATATTTAGAGCCAAACACTTCTGATGATGAGACAGCAGCAGCTACAAACAACCTAGACTTTACTGACACTGGGTTTGTTATAAACTCTAGCGGTACGGCATGGAATGCATCCAGCGGCGAATACATCTATATGGCCTTTGCCGACACAAGGGAAGCAGCGTTCTGGAAAGATGTATCCGGTCAGGGCAACCACTGGACGCCTATCAACCTAGACTATCGTGATAGCTTGATTGACAGCCCGGCGAATAACTTTGCTGTGCTTAATCCTTTGTTTAGAGGTTCTAGCAATAATAGAACACTATCAGAAGGCAACTTAAAATATCAAGCAACTAGCGATGATCATATGGCAGGAACCTTTGGTGTATCTTCAGGCAAATATTATTTTGAAATATTTGTTAATGATATAGAAAGATCAAATAACTATTTTGGAATAGCATTAGAAACAAACAGAGACACTACACAAGCCGTATATTATCGCAGCGGCAGCGCACAATTAGTGGACGCACTTGGTGGGTCAGCTACTCAAACTGTTGCTGACGCCGTTGACGGTGATATTATTTCAATAGCAGTTGATTTAGATGGCGGGTCAGTTCAATTTAAATTAAACAATTCTGATTTAGGAACTGCAATATCACTACAAAGTGGAACATATGTTCCGTACACTGGTGCTGGAAACAGCACTGCAGGTTCAAAAATATGGACATTTAACTTCGGTCAAGACAGCACCTTCGCTGGCGCAACAACTGCTGGCGGCAACCAAGATGCCAAAGGCATAGGTGACTTTAAGTACGCACCGCCTGCTGGCTACCTTGCCTTGTGTACGGATAACCTTCCAACGCCTACAATTATTGATGGGTCTGAGTATTTTAATACGGTGCTGTATACTGGTGATGGGACAAACAATAGACCTATAACTGGCGTGTCACACCAGCCTTCATTTACTTGGATTAAAAACAGGTCGGATACTGGAAGTCACAGATTAGTAGATGTGGTTAGAGGCGCAACTACTGGTGCGCTTTTTGCAGACGTACCAAATGATGAAGGTAACAGTCCACTTGTATCATTTGATGCTGATGGTTTTACCTTAAACAACACAACTAATTGTAACAATTCTGGCGAAACATATGTAGCTTGGAACTGGAAAGCTGGCGGCACAGCGGTGCTTAATGAGGTAGGTACGATTGACTCACAAGTGTCTGCGAATACAACGGCAGGGTTTTCTATCGTGTCCTATACTGGCACAGGAGTTGACGGAGATTCCATAGGTCACGGATTAACCCAAGCACCTGAGCTAATGTTTAGTAAATCAAGAGACAATTCTCAAGATTGGTATGTGTTTGGATACCCCTCTGGGCCATCAAGCGCATTTACTGAAGATGGTTCAAATCTTAGGCTAAATGAACCTACCGAAAGAGTTCAGTCCACGGTACACGAAGTGTCTCTTGATGACTCTGTCATTACGTTTGTTGGCTCAGGACATCCTAATGGTTCAGGTGATAACCGTATTGCGTATTGTTTCCACAGCGTTGAAGGCTACAGCAAAGTGGGCAGCTACACCGGCAACAGCAGCGCAAATGGCACGTTTGTTTACACAGGGTTTAGGCCAGCTTTTATTCTAGCTAAAAAATACACAGACTCAGACAATTGGTTTATTCACGATAATAAAAGGGTAGACAGAGGTGTAAATTCAAATGCCATTGATGATTATTTAAGACCAGACCTTTCTAATGACGAAGGTGATGATGGCGAATCCGTTGACTTTCTTTCTAATGGTTTTAAGTGGCGTATCAACAGCGGGTTGAGAAATCAGTCTGGTGAATCCTACATCTACCTAGCCATTGCAGAAACACCATTCAAATACGCTAACGCCAGATAACGGAGATTTACTATGGCATATAAATACAGTGGTCGCATCATTCGTGCTGGTAAAGCATGGAAAGACAATGACGGTGTGACGCACCCACGTAACTGGTATGCGTGGTCTGACGAACAAAAAACTAGCGCAGGACTTGTATGGGAAGATGATCCCGCTAGTTTTGATAGTCGATTCTACTGGTCAGCAAATGTGCCTAAGTCATTAGACGATGTTAATGCAGTAGATGAGGATGACAACCCTGTGCTTGACGAAAATAACAATCAAGTAGTGATACTAGGTTTAAAGTCACAGTACAAAGCACAGACAAAAAATACGGCAGGGGGCTTGCTTTCTAGCACAGACTGGTATATAATTCGTGTTAACGAGGATAACACAGCAACTGTACCCACTAACATAAGTACATATCGGGCAGCAGTACGTACTGCAAGCGGTACAATTGAAGCAGCCATTGATGCTGCTGCAGACCTAGATGCTTTCATAGCATTGTTTGATACGCCTGTAGATAGCGATGGTGTACCAACTGGAAATGCGCCAATCCGTAACTGGCCTGATGAGGTGAACTAATGAGTAGAGCAAGAGATTTCGCAGATTTAGCTGGTAGCGCAGATGCTGGTGGCCTGACAGGACGCAACCTCATCATCAACGGTGCTATGCAGGTGGCACAGCGGGGTACGTCACAGACAGGAGTAACATCAGGGGGTTACAAAGATGCACCTGATAGGTTTAAGATTGAGGCAGATTCCGCTGGTACTTGGACTCTTTCTCAAAGCACAACTGCACCAGATGGGTTTTCTTATTCATATAAATTTGACTGTACAACAGCCAACACATCACTTTCTGCTGGCTCTAAACTTTCTATCTCGCAAAGAATAGAGGGGCAAGATTTACAGCATTTGAAAAAAGGAACTAGCGGTGCAGAAAGCATTACCTTATCTTTCTGGGTACGTTCTGCTAAAACAGGAACATATATTGTTCAGTTAAAAGACCAAGATAACACCAGAACATATTCTCAGGCTTACACCATTTCATCGGCTGATACTTGGGAACATAAAACTCTAACTTACGCTGGCGATACAACAGGTGCTTTTGACAACGATAATGCTGACAGTTTCCGTATTTTTTGGTGGCTTGTGGCTGGCACAGATTATACCAGTGGCACACTTGCTACAGCGTGGCAAGCCCATGACCACCCTGACCGTGCAGTAGGGCAAGTAAATCTTGCAGACAGCACCAGCAACGAGTGGTACATCACAGGCACCCAGCTTGAGGTAGGCGACACAGCCACGCCGTTTGAACACCGCAGCTATGGCGATGAGTTGGCTAGGTGTCAGAGGTATTTTTATCAAACTTTAACTGGGGCTGCATACCAACGCCACGGTCTTGGTGTAGCTATTTCTACAAGTTTTGTTGATATGCCATACAGACTTCCTCAAACAATGAGAACAAGGCCCACTACTGCCAAAAGTGGTTCTATGTCTGTAGAAAGTAATACAACTAAGACAGTGTCGGCAGTAACAATTTCAACAGATAGTTCAAGTGCAGATGTCGTTCGTTATGGGATAACGTGTTCTACTACATTGACTGTTGGATACGCATATTATCTTTTCAATGGTAATGATGCAGATGCCTATCTCACTTTTGATGCGGAGTTATAAAGATGAATATTACAAACGCACAATATTATGTAAATCACATAGACAATAATAACGATGGTATCACCGCAACCATTGATGGCACTGAAATGTCAGTCCCCCTTGACCCAGCCAACCGCCACTATGCAGAAATCTTGCGTCAGATAGACGCTGGCACGTTGACTATTGCGGATGCTGACTAAGATGGAGATGACTAGCTTGATTGATATGCTTATCGGCTTAGTCGTAGCTGGCGGTGCGTGGTGGGCTAACGGAATGTCACGTGAACAGAAGCGTGTAGAGATACTGTTAAACAAGACACGTGAGGAATACGCTACTCGTGTAGAGATGCGGGATGACATGCGCCGTGTAATGGAAGCACTACATCGTGTAGAAGATAAACTAGATAAAGTATTAAGTAGGGAACTGTAAACAATGGCAATGTTTAAAGCATTTAAACCTAGTGGTATGGAAAAGATAGCACGTTCTATGGGCTATCAAGGTGGTATGCAAGGGTTTCAAGATTACTTGTCTACTAACCCTGCCCAACAACAACAGATGGATATGTACACTAACAAAGCTATGCAGATGGCTAAAGGTGGCATGGTTAAGAAGTTTGCGGATGGTGGTGCTGTACCAACTACAGGCGTAGTAGGTGCAACAGGCACACCTATTGCTACTCTTCCTACTAAAGAAGATGGTACAACGGGTGGCATAACAGACTTTACTGTACAACAAATGTACAGCCCCGGCGTAGCTGTCGGTGGTGAGACTGTAGCTTCAGGTATTCAGTATGATCAATCGCAAGACGTTGCAGCGGGTACAGGCGAACTAACAGGCACGGTGGGTGTGCCTACAGCTATGGCACTGACAGCCCAAGCGCAGCAGCCAACTGCTACTGGTGCTAATCTCATGCAAGCTGACACTGTAGCTGCTGATGTAGACGCAGCTATCTCAGCAACCCAAGCTGCACAAGCTAATCCTCAAGACCCTCGTGCGCAGATCACTGCTGCTCAACAAACACAATCTTCTGTAGGTAATTTACAAGCAGCGCAGGGTACTTCTTTTCTTATTAATAATCCAGTACAGAGACAGCTACAAAATGGTGAGTTAATTAGTGGCACAGGTGTGGATGCTGCTAAAGCTGCTGCACTAACTGCGCAGACACAGGCTGCTGCAGCTACAGCTAATCCATCTGCACAGGCAATGGTACAGGATCAGCTATCTGGTCTAATGCAAAGTTTCCAAGGTGCTAATCCACCAGCATGGGCTGCAGGTGCGATGAGGGCTGCTACATCAGCTATGGCAGCAAGAGGTTTAGGTTCATCGTCTCTAGCTGGTCAGGCTATTGTACAGGCTGCTATGGAGTCTGCATTGCCTATCGCAATGGCAGATGCCCAGACAGTTGCTAAGTTTGAATCACAGAACTTATCTAACAGACAGCAGTCAGCTATGCTTGCTGCAGAGCAACGTGCTAAGTTTATGGGTCAGGAGTTTGATCAGATATTCCAAGCAAAAGTAATGAACGCTAGTAAGATTAGTGACATTGCCAATCAAAACTTTACAGCAGAACAACAAGTACAGCTAGAGAACTCACGTGCTGCTAACACAATGAACTTGGCTAACTTAAACAATCAACAGGCTCTTGTAATGGCAGAAGCATCTGCACTAGCACAGCTTGATGTCGCTAACCTAAGTAACCGTCAACAAACAGCAGTACAGAATGCACAGAACTTCTTGCAAGTTGATATGGCTAACCTGTCTAACAGACAGCAAACAGAACTGTTTAAAGCACAGCAACG